CATCCCCCGTGGAAGGAACGAACAGCTATGATCTTCCGGACGGCTATGTGCTCAAGGGTAAGCACACGATCAACCGTGAAGTGGATCCTGGTGCGTTCCAGGCGATGCGCGAACAGTTCTCCCAGGCAGGCATCCACCCCGACGCCATGGTCCAGTGGAAACCTTCGCTCAAGCTCAAGGAATACCGCGAGCTGACCGCCGAGCAGATCCAGCTCTTCGACCAGTGCCTGATCGTGAAGCCCGGTTCGCCTGCTCTGGAAATCGTGCTCCCGAAGAAACGTGCGGCAGCGGGGGCACAGAAATGAGTGGCGCCTTTGCCTATGTGCATGCCCGACCGGACGGAACGGTGTTCTACGTCGGCAAAGGCACACGCTCACGTGCGTTCGAAATGTCCGCAGGGCGTCGCAGCAAGCATCACCAGCGGATCGTCGCAAAGCATGGCAAGGAAAACATCCTTGTAGGCCTGATGGAATGCTCTGGCTCGGACATCGCGTTCGAACTCGAGAGGGGCTTGATCAAGTGCTTCCGACGTATGGGTGTTCCGCTGTGCAACCATACGGATGGCGGTGAAGGTTGGCACAATCCGGCAGCAGCTGACAAAGCAAAGCACGCTCAAGCAATGCGGGATGTGCATCAACGCCCTAACGTAAAGCGCAAGCATTCCGAGGCTCTTTGTAAAGCTAACCTAAAGCCGGAGGTGATTGAGCGCCGACGTGAGGCGCAACGTAAAGTCTATGAGTCTGGTGGAAACAGACCTAATCTTGGAAAGGTCTGGATCACAAAAGACGGACTCAACAAGATGGTCGTTTATTCCTCGTTACAGTGTTATCTGGAACAAGGGTGGAAGCGTGGAAGGATATGCGGGTGACTATTATCGCGGACGCTTCGTTCTGTCCTGACACGAACGTCGCCGGTTATGGGTACTGGATTGCATCCGAACGTGGCAAACAAGGTGGAGGCGGTGAAATGAAGTGTCGTGTGGAGGGTAACATCGCAGCAGAGATGCAAGCGGTAGTGAATGCCCTCTACATTGCGCACCGCCTCCAGCTTGTGCAGGCAGCGGACGAAGTTCTTATCCAGACTGACTGCATGGCTGCAATCGATGCGTTCGAGGGTAAGCGGAGGAATCTGCCTGCCCAGGAATGGGAAGCGGTGAAGGTGCTTCGCCGCCTGCGTTCCGACCATAGCCTGAGAGTCGTGTTCCGGCATGTAAAGGGGCACACAGGCAAGAAGGAGGCGCGGTTCGTTACGAACCATCTCTGTGACAAGCGCGCCAAAGAAGCAATGCGCCGGGCTAGGGCTCGGGTTCAACTTGGAGAAGTGCAATGAATCAGAAACATCTGTTGGCGCTGCTGCAAAGCGGCTACACCACGATCGAAGTCGTGTTCAACGACAGCATGCAGGACAGCCTGGGCTCGGGTCGTACCAAGTCCAAGGCCTACACCTACAAGGCTCGCCTGGATGACAACATCGAAGTCGGCGACCATGTGGTCGTGGATAGCCCGAGCAAGGGCCTCACCGTTGTCGAGGTCACTGCTGTTCATAAGACAGCGAAGATCGACCTGGATGCTCCCTTCACGTACAAGTGGATCGTCCAGAAGGTTGATCGCACCCGTTACGACGAGACCAAGGCCAAGGAAGACGAATTCCTGGAGACCATGATGGAAGTCGAGCGTGTGCATCAGCGCGAGCTGTTGCTGGCCAAGTTCAAGGATCACCTGCCGGAAGGTAGCGAGGCGCGCAAGCTGTTCGAGAACGCCACGCAGAAGGTTCTGGAGGTGTCCAAGTGATGCCGAACTACAGTGGCAAGGGCGCTATCGCTCTGGACGTGCTGGATCACGGGTTCGTGGCCCTGCGCAACATGTCGGGCCCGAACCGTCGTCCGGACGCACCGTTCGACGCGGACGATATCGATCCGGCACAGTCCGCTCGCATGTCGTTCGACCAGATGGACAGCGATCGCACCCGCGACGCAGATCTGAAGCTGGCGGACTACCTGATGCGCAACTGGCACACCAGCCCGTTCGAGATGGTGGAAATCTGGCTGGAAATGAAGATGCCCATCTTCGTCGCTCGTCAGTTTGTGCGCCACCGCACCGCTACCATCAACGAGGTCAGCGGTCGCTATGTGCAGCTCCCGGCTGAGTGGTACATCCCGGAAGTCGTGGGCGGTAAGGCTGCCAACAAGAAGCAGGGGCAGGAGGACAACCTGGACAAGCCGACTCAGGAATGGTTCCGTCGCGTGCTGCATAGCCAGTGCGAGCTGTCCTATGACCTGTATCAGGAAGCTCTGGAACGCGGTGTCGCTGCTGAGCATGCGCGGACGCTGCTGCACCTCAACCACTACACGCACTGGCTCTGGAAGCAAGATCTGCACAACATGCTGAACTTCCTGCGCTTGCGTGACCACAGCCACGCGCAGATCGAGGCGCAGCACTACGCCCAGGCAGTTGATCAGCTGCTGCGCCAGTACCTGCCGAACAGCATGGCGCTCTATGACAAGTATCGTCGTCTCGGAGGTTAAGATGAATCAACGTAAAATCGTTCAGCTTGCTGTGTGCCACGACGGTGCAAGGGACGAGCCCCCGTTCGTATATGCGCTCTGTAATGACGGAACCGCTTGGCGTCAGAGTGTTGATGGGGATTGGATGCCCTTACCGCTGATTCCTCAGAACGCCCCTTGGGAATCCGAGCCTTGCGATGGGAGGAAGTCATGAAGCCCATGCTCGCGGTAGAAGCACCGAAGGAAATCAAGTTCCCTGTCTATGCCAGTGCCAAGCTGGACGGCATTCGCTCTGTCATCAACGAAGACATGGCAATGTCGCGCACCATGAAACCCATCCCGAACGGGTTCGTCCAGGACTACCTCGGGCAAGCCCTGTTCAACGGGCTGGACGGTGAGCTCACGGTGGGCCCTGCAAACGACAAGAACGTGATGCAGGCAACGACCAGCGGCGTCATGTCCCGCGACGGAGAACCGGATTTCACCTTTTGGGTGTTCGACTTCTTCACGGATGCCAAGATGCCCTACGGCGAGCGCTTGCGCCTGATGGAGCGTGCCTTCAAAGATGGTGCGCTGGGTAACTACCCGCGGATCAGGCTGCTGAAGCAGACGCTCGTCCATAACGAGCAAGAGCTCCGCGCGTTCGAGACCATCACTCTGGAGCAGGGCTTCGAGGGTGTGATGATCCGCGATCCGAAAGGCATCTACAAGTTCGGTCGCAGTACCGCGCGCGAAGGCTATCTGCTCAAGGTGAAGCGCTTTGCCGACTCAGAAGCTGTGGTCATCGGTGTGGAAGAGCTCATGCACAATGCCAACGAGGCAACACTCGATGAGCTCGGATACACGAAGCGCAGTTCGCATCAGGACGGCAAGGTGCCCATGGGCACGCTGGGCGCGTTGAAGGTGCGTGACGTGACCACAGGTATCGAGTTCAATATCGGTACAGGCTACACGGCAGCGCAGCGCGCGGAACTGTGGGCCATGTGGCTGGCTGGTACGCTGGCGGGCAAGATCGCCAAGTACAAGCATTTCGAGGTTGGCGTGAAGGAAGCCCCGCGCTTTCCCGTGTTCCTGGGCTTCCGCAACCCTCTTGACATGGGAGAAGTGAAATGAAACGCATCCGGGTGAAGAAGATCGCTTATGTGATGAAAGGCGGGCCCATGGACGGTCAGACGTTGTATCTGTCCAGCCCGGGAACCCTGTCTTTCAGCTTGCATGGGCAGACTGGGCACTATAATTCTGAGAATGTGTGGGTGCCCGCATGAAAGAAGCCTACATCGACGCTCCGCGGTTTCACAAGGCGTCGCTCAAGCTGATTGCACTCTGCGACGAGATCGTCACGGACTACAATGGGCAGGGCTACCGCCTGACGATCCGCCAGCTCTACTACCAGCTCGTGGCGCGTGGGCATATCGAGAACACTGTCCGCAGCTATGACAACATCGTCGCGCTGATGACGAATGCTCGACTCGCCGGCCTTATCGACTGGGACGCTATCGAAGACCGCACGCGAGGCATTCTGGAGCGCTCGCACTGGTCCAGCGGTAGTGACATTCTGCAAGCGTGCGCGCAGAGTTATCACGAGGACTTGTGGTCGGATCAACCGAATCGCGTCATCGTCGTGGTGGAGAAGGAAGCGCTTGCAGGCGTGCTGGAGCGCACCTGCAAGGAATGGGATGTTCCGCTCCTTCCGGCTCGCGGATATCCTAGCGCCACCACGTTGCGCGAGCTGGCCAAGACCCGTATAATGCGGGCAAGCCAGGAAATTGTGGTCTTGCACCTTGGAGACCATGATCCGAGCGGCATCGACATGTCGCGCGACCTGCACGAACGCCTCGAGCTGTTCAGCAGGCACCGCGTGAGCATTGACTTCCGCAGGCTGGCCTTGAACATGGATCAGGTTGAGGAGCAGAACCCTCCGCCCAATCCTGCCAAGGTCACTGACAGCCGTTATGAGTCCTATCGGGCGCAGTACGGCGAGGAAAGCTGGGAGCTCGATGCGCTCAGCCCGCAATACCTGCATCGTCTCGTGAGCAAAGAAGTTGAAAGTCTGGTAGAGTTCAGCCTTTGGAACGAACGCTGCAAGGAAGTTGAAGAAGTACGGGGTCGGCTGCAAAAGCTCGCCGACGAGTTTGACAAAGGAGAAGGCTGATGGCTTTGCAATTCACCACAGCTGAGCAGGCGTCACAGCTCTCCGGAGTGAAAGCGCTGGTCTATGGTGGCGCGGGTATGGGTAAGACGGTTCTGTCCGCCACCCTGCCTGCCCCCGTGCTGATCAGCGCCGAGTCCGGTGTGCTGTCGCTCCGCAAGGCTAACCTGGAGCGTCTGTTCGGTGTGGGCAACCCGAACATCTGTTACAACATGCCCATCA